AACAATGCATCAAAGAAGAAACCATGAACATGCCAACAGGCAGACCTTGACCGCCTTTCACCTTCATAGCCATTCCATGAATACCTGTAATGCACTCTGTGTCCAGGGCCTTTGCTATCCTTCACTTTCAAGGTAAAGATATTACCATCTAACCTATTAAACATTATGTTGCCCTCATACCTCTTATTCACTACTTCCAACGCCTTAATTAAATCTTCCTGTGTTCCGTGTGTTAATTTCATCTCTACACCTCCACTTCGAATTGTTCTGCATTTTCATGCGTTATATAGAAATACTCATACAGACCATACTTAACTGGCACTTTAAATTCATCAGGTCTTGTTTTCCACGTCTTAGTCTTGCCATTCCTTCTACAAGACCTATACTCTCCATAACTCTTATGACATGGATTACTTATCTTAAACTTAAATCTATTCTCTGTTAATGCTTGCTCTTTAGTTACCATGTTAACACCTCCTGAAAATCGAATTTGAAAAACTATGTTGCACAGGTCGTGCCAGAATTGAAAAAACCTTGAATTTCAATCACTTAACAAAAAACCTATTTTTTCACAAAAGATCACAAAAATTAGGCACTTTCTACAGGTATAGAAAAGACATATAGACGTAAAAGGCTAGCTCGAAGTATTTAGAGTAAGGGTAAAGGTTAAGATTTCCGGCTCGGAGTAATTCGAGTAAGGGATAATGGCATACCAGGAATGAAAAACCGTATAAAATAGCTGGATTGATAGGGATAGAGTGATTCGACAATTTTGACGAAAGTTCGACAATTTTGACGAATTGCAGTTTTAATCAATAAATTTAAGGAATTAACACAGGAATCGAAAAACATTTTCGACAATTTGGTCGAATTTTTACGTTTTTTTACGTTTTTATACGTCTATTTAATCTGGTAAAATTAAGGAATTGCCAGGAATAAAAAAAGATTGTTTTAAATTCCAATCACTTATCAAATAATTTTTTGATCTGGTATGCTTACTGCATGACTATTTGACAGTTTAAATCAAAAATTGAAAGGAGCAAAGACAATGAGCAAAGACGTAAAAAAAAGCATAATGGCAGACTGTTTCAAGGCAATCAAAGCGGTAAAGAAAACAAAGAATCAAAATTGCTTTCACAGTGTCTATTCAGGATTCTGGACGTATCAGAGGGAAAAACATGGTTTGCAAGCTGAAGAGTTGTCAAGTGTATTGAAAAAGATCGCAAGTGATAAGACAAGCGGAATCTATCAAAGGCCTTGCAAGGGCGGTTATTTAATAGGATTAACGGCAGATCGTAAAGATAACAGCGGAAAACGATTCGAAGACTTACTGAATGCATAAGAAACGCATAGAAAGGGTGAAGCAATGAACACAGCATTAAAAGAAATTGAACAGATCAGGCAAGCACGCCACGCAAAGTTTCAACGTATGTATGATGAAGCGGTATTAGCAGACCTGAAAGCCGAAGGGATAAAAAAAAATCATCCTGTTTGGATTAGGGTTAGTGAGAAAGTAGTAAAAAGAAAATATCAGTAAACAGATCAAGATCAAATTAAAGAGCTCCAGAAAATCGAGCTCTTTTTTTTGTGCCTATCATACCATTAGAAAATCAAAAAGACGTGAATTTGACCGCTTTTTGTAAGCCTGAAAGGATAATTTGAAGAGCCCGTAAAGTGGAGTAGTGAATTTGAATATTGACAAGTCAAGATTTTTTCTATACGTATAGACAATGGAACCGGCACACAAAGACACACACCAAGACACCAAGAATCCGCTAAGAATG